CGTTACCACCTGCTAGTACAACTTTAAAAATTTGTACTGAAGTAAGTTCTTGCATAGTTCCTCTAGCAACTGCTGTTGGATTTACTCTTGTAATTGAAGCCATTTTATATTCTCCTCGTTAATAAATTGCTCTTATGGCGTATGTCACTCTCCATGACATCCGTGCTAATATTTATCTTACTTTGGAAAATGAACTAACGTACTACTCGTTTTGCTCTATTATGTACTTGTTTTAACAAGTTTACATATCCTGGACCTGCTTTTATAATGTCGTTTACAATACGCATAACAGGAGCATATGCTTGTGCAAAACGTGGAGGAATACCTAAGCCTCTGCTTGTCATACTTAATACTTTGTATGCAAAAGGCAAGTCTTTATTAGGTACACCTAATAGTCTTAACATCTGTATATCTTTTGTGTCTGCTAGTACAGGATCACTAACACTTACTGTTGGCTCAGTGTCTCTAACTTGTGAACTTTCTAAGTCATAGTCTTTAACAAACAACACATAATAATCAACTATGTCTGAGTTACGTCCTCTTGCTTTTAAAGCCATTTCTAATTCAGTAACTGCTTTACGTTTTTCTGTTGGAGTTAGTCTTCCGTAATTTGCAATACGTCTACGCAATCCACTGTAGCGACTGTTGGATAATCCGTTGTCTATTTTTAACAAGTCGTTTGCATCTGCATAACTTGGATTGCTATTAGTATAACTTCTTAACAATCTTTTTGCAGTTAGTGTAGGAAATGTAAAACGCTTACGCAACATCTTTGCTGACCTTGAGTCTTTTAGTTTTTCTACAATACGTTCGTCGCCATCGATAATGTTTAACAAACAATGTAAGTCATTAGCACTACTTCTAAAGTTATTCCAGTTTTGCCATTTAAGTACTTGTTCACTGTATAACTTTGCAAAGCGTCTGCTTGGATAATGACGCATTACATGCAATGCTAAAAAGTATAGTAGTACTAGATCAGAGGCATCAGTAAACGTTAACCTACTAACGCCATCTGAGTTGCGAATCATTTTGCCTTCTGTGATAAAATCTAAAAACTTAAACTCTGACATTAACCAAAGTCCTTAGGAGTAGTAAAGTTTCTGCGACTGAACTCAAGTCTGTCAACAATCTTAACTGCTCCACCTGTATGATCAATTGCTACATAGCCTTCAGGTGAGCCTGCTTCATAGCCATCTGCTGTTTTATAAAAGTGTGCAATACTTTCAATGTTGTTAAGTTTAGTAATAAAAATTTTCTTTAGGTTTGTAATCTCAGTCATAAAAATAATAATGCCTGACAAGCCTTTTCTATTTGTATTAATAAAATTCATATTGTTTTCAATCTTTTGTAATCTATTTTTAACTGCTGGTTTCTCTGGATCTTGATTCTTAAGTTTTGCAATCTCGCCTTCAATTCTTTCTTTATACCAATCAATAAAGCCGTTTAAAAATTCGCCTGGATCGCCTGCTAGTTTACCTTGTCTAATATTTGTATTAATCCAAATCTTAAAGTTTTTAATAAAATCATCATTTGATTTCATTGCTTCCCATACTGCATTTGGTACTGCTTTATAAGCCCCCATTGCATCTGCCAAATCTTTTTTCACTTGTGCTGTTTCATCTTTTGTCATTAGCACTGAACCTGAAACGTCTTTAAAGAACGCATCGTCAAACCAAACATCGTTTGAACGTTTTAAGTTACTAACATTAACATCATAGTTTGCTGTTGCATCTGCTAATGTGTTGCCTTCGTAGTTTGTATGAAAGACAATACCAAACTTTGCACTTCCAATACGCTTACCAATGTCACTGTCTACTGGTACTGCATATGTAATAAGTTGTGGTTTGAAAGTGTACATCTTTTCGCCGTCAATTTCTTCTTCACGTCTTGAACTATCGTCAAACATAAAGTCGCCTTGTAGTACGCCTGTAATTCCTAGTTTGCTAAGATAATCATATGCTAGATGTAACTTTGATACTGCACCTGACTCTCCATATAGTCTGTCAATCTCTTCATGACTAGTTCCTAGTTTAGGACTAGCATTAAACACACCCTTTGTTCCTACAAAGAATTTTTTACTCTCAGGATCAACTCCGCATATAATTGCAGGAGCACCGTCCCATTTTACACTTACTCTTAACTTTTTGTTAGTACGGCCTTTGAGCATATCTGCAAACAACATCATTTGATTGATTGCATATTCAGCCCCTTCTTTACCACGGTTGAGTGCTTCTTCCTCAACGTGTTCCATATGTGTATTCTTACCCTCGGCTTCTTGTAGCCTTATAATGTCTTCAATTAACATCGTCTAATTCACTTTTATCACTTGCTTTGATTTTTTTGATGCCTCGCATAAATTTTGTTGCATCGCCTGACTTGATAGAGTTATAAAACCGCTTCTCTAAATCCTGAGCAATTTCACCATCAAAGTTTGTACGTATCATTTCAACTATGTTGATAGCACTCTCAATTACATGATTTGCTCTTGACTCTACAATATTCTCTGTCTTTTTAGTTACAGCGAAATCATTAAGTTCTTCTAATAGGCTTCTAGTTTTGCGTTTCATTGTCGTAACTCCTTAACACTATTTAGTGGTGTAACACGGTAAATACCATAGGGAACGAAATTAGGAGCGAAACTATGGAAATACATACAAATAAATTAACTAAACCTATTGTAACATTAAATTTCAAAGAACGCAGTCTTTTATTTGCCGAATTAGCACAGATAGCGTATTTGGAAAAGAAAAATGCTACAAAGATAGCAAAACAACTAGGATTTACAACAATTGAATACTATGACTTGGACGGAGCACAGACATATCGCTTTATGAACAAGCATGATATTGTTATTGCTTGTAGAGGTACTGAACCAACAGAGTTCAATGATCTTAAAGCAGACCTACAGGCTTATCCAGTAAAATCAGAAACAATAAGTAGAGTACACAGAGGCTTCAAAGCAGAAGTAGATGAACTATGGCCTATGGTCAGAGAGGACATCACAAGAACACAGAACAAAGATAAAGAGTTATGGTTTTGTGGGCATTCGCTAGGAGCGGCAATGGCTACTATTATGGCAAGCCGTTGTAAACACAACCTTGACAATCTTGATCCTAAAGAATTATATACATTCGGTTCCCCTAGAGTTGGTTGGCCAACTTATGTAGATAGTCTATCAGTTGTGCATCATCGCTGGAAGAATAACAATGACATAGTAACTAGTGTTCCATTATGGGTAATGGGGTACAAGCATCACGGACAACAACATTACTTAAACACATGGGGCAATGTTCGTACTCCGTCAGGATGGCAACTGTTCAAAGACAAGTTACGTGGTATGTGGCGCGGAATCAAAAAAGGTAAAATTGATAATTTCTCAGATCATAGTATGACTGAGTATGTGAAGCATCTTGCAAAACATAAAGATGGTTCAGAAACTATTCAGATTTAGTATTTTTAGATTGCATTTGATAATGATGTAATCGTTGTTGCAGTGCTTCTTTATCTATAGGATCAGAAGTCTTTGTCAATTGATGTTTTATATCAGCAATCATCCGACTGTTGTTTACAGTTTTTTTATATTTGCGTTTCATTATTAGTTAGAAGTTTTACAATGTAAAACTATTGGCCGCTTTGATTTATTGTTGGGCGGTCTTTGTTCCTACAAAATTATTTATACGAAAAGACTACTGACAGATTCTTCGTTTGTAACTCTACGTATTGCTTCACCAAATAATGTAGATACACTTACTTGGCGTGTCTTTTTACAGTTCTTAGGACAACGGTTAGGAATACTATCAGTTACAACTAATTCATCTAGTACACTCTTTTCAACTTTTTGACATGCTTCGCCTGACAATACACCGTGTGTGATATAAGCACGTACTGATAATGCTCCAGCATCTATAATTGCTTTGGCCGCATTACACAATGTTCCACCACTGTCAATAATATCATCTACTAGGATAGCATGTTTGCCTTTAACATCTCCAATTAGATTCATTACTTCACTCTTGCCTGCTTCTGGTCTACGTTTGTCTACAATAGCAATGTCGCCGCCAAACATATCAGCAAACTTTCTAGCACGAACAACACCACCTGCGTCTGGTGATACAAATACAGTTTCTACTTCATCAATGTTATTACCATCTTTATAAAATTGCTTTTTGATATCTTTAGCAAATGCTACACGGCTTGTTAAATCATCCACTGGGATGTCAAAGAAACCTTGTATTTGTCCTGCGTGTAAATCCATTGTAAGTATTCTATCTGTACCTGATGTTGTTAATAAATTAGCAACTAACTTTGCAGTAATAGGAGTACGTGAAGCACTCTTACGATCTTGTCTAGCGTAACCAAAGTAAGGAATGACTGCGGTAATTCTACTTGCACTTGATCTACGTGCCGCATCAATCATAATCAACAACTCCATTAGACTGTCATTAACAGGTGTGCATGTACTTTGAATAATAAACACATCTTCGCCACGTATGTTTTCAGTAAATTCTACACTCGATTCGCCGTCTGCAAACGATGTTATTTTGGCTGGGACTAAATCGCTAAAACAGTGTTCTGCGATCTTTTGTGCTAATTCAGGATTAGCATTTCCTGTTATGATTTTCATCTTCAAACGTTGTCCTTTCTATTACGCAAGGTGTTAAAAGTAATATTATATTTGTATTATATGCTCATACTTATCTAAAGTCAAGAAAAAAGGTAGTATCGTTGCACACTACCTTTTCCAATATATTAGTATCCGTTAGGTACAATAACATAGTGTATCATTAACACTACTCCCACAGAAGCACCTAAGCCAATCATCATTTTAATGAAGTCTTTGGTAATCAAAGGAAATACTGTTTTGAACTTTTCTTTGCCTGTCATAGTTGCCATAGCAAGTTCACGTCCACATAATAGTCCAACAAACACCCAAGTTGTTGACATTGGAATATCGTTTATTTCTTTGAAGAACAATAGTATTAAAAAGTATACTGCATCAATTATGGTAGCACTACGAACATATCTTGTGTTGTGCTTTTCAATAACAATATTTTGTATCTTACCTCCGCCTTCACGGAACATGTATCCTAATCCAAATACAAATATAAGACTTACTAATACCATAAGGTCCCAAGGTATCTGTCTTGGTAGGAACACGGCAATGTTTGCCATGTCATGACTGAGCCAAGTAAACCACAGGAAGCCTGTTGTTACCCATTGTGCTACACGCCATGCTTTCTTATGTTCTTCTTTGACAGGCTTTGCTTCATCAAGTAGTTTAGTAACTCCTATCCAAATAATATATGCCGCGACTGCCGCCACTGCATAACCCATCATACTCTTTACGAGCATCTTCTCTAATACAAATGTACTTGCAAAGGCACTTAAAACTAAAAATGACGTACTCACCGGTACGCCAATTCTTGTTAGTATTAAAAGTAATGCTGGTGCCATTGCGTGATACCATTGTATTTCTTGGAATGGTATTTTGTTTAGTCGTCCATAACTAATGTCTCCACCATTCACTGTCCAACCGTACCACAATGTATAAAGGAGAACTGCACTTGCACACCCCCACATAATTTTCCAATTGAATCTCTCATTATTCGAAGCAATCCATGTACCGAGAGTCTGTACGGAATCATTTGCTATTACGGAATAAGCGGCAAAGGCGAAACCTATTGCCATCCATAGGGTGAGTGCGTCCATTCTTATTTCTCCTATCTGCTTGATGCTTTTACCACATCGCTCACAAGTTAAAAAAGATCGGGCTCGACGATGCCCGACGATTATTCATTTATAAAATACGAATTACTTTATAAACAGTTTTATTTATAGCACAGGTTTTAATAAAAGTCAAGAGTGAAGATTAAACTTTTGTTACAATTGGAAAGAAAGGGTGCAACTTGTGATTGCACCCCCAGCGAGGATTAAGATAAAGAGTTCGCTATTTCTCTTTCTGCTTCGGTTGCAAAGTTTTTGTCCCAGTTGTCTAAATGCTTTTTCATAAAGCGATTAAACACAGGAGGTATCAATGCTAACGCAAAGAGTGTAAAGTAACCTACACCTGTGTTAGGTGCGCCTACTTCGTCAAGTTCCCAGAAGTGTGTTTCACCTCTGTCATGATGATCAGCCTGGCGACCAATCTCAATGAAGAACCAACTTGTGAATAATGTAGAATTATCCCATGAGTGTCTATAATCTATTGGCTCGCTTTTAACACGACATAGACCATAGTGTTCAAGATAGTTAAGTGCTTCTAACTCGAAGTTTGATATTACCCAAACTGCGGCAAGACATGCAACACCTAACCAACCACCTGCAAAGAAAAACAATGCAAGGCTTGGTACACTCATCATGTATCCTCTTATCCATCTGTTGCCAAATGATATAAAAGGTTTACCCAAACGTTTTAGTCTACCCTTCTCCATTTCAAACAGGAACTTAGATTGTCCTAAGTGTGATTTGATATAGTGTGAATAGATATCACGTCCACGAGGTGCAGTTGCAGGATCGTCTTCACTTGCTAATTCCAAGTGATGATTGTACACATGAGCATAACAGAAATGTGCTGAACCTGATAGTCCCATCATCCAACGGCTTATTATAAAAGCAACGCCTTTGGTGTGCGATAGTTCATGCCCATAGATTATACCTATGCCTGCAAATATACCTGTTGATAACACAGCACCTAATAGTTCTGCACCTGCCATACCGTGAAAGATTTGGTAAGCAAGAACTACCTGTAGTGCTACGAACACTGGCAACATCATATACATAACCATATTCTGTAGCCATGGGATGCCTAAGGTCTCACCGTTCTCATCAACTGCTCCACGTGTCTGGACGTTGATAAGGGTGTCAAGTATAATGCCTACTCCCAATAAGCCTACACCTGTCCATACCCATGCTCCACCTGCCATCACTCCTGCGAGTGTAGCCAATATCAGCAATGGTGCTATGAAGTACCTTATGTTTACGAAAAGTTTTTTCATTGCGTTCTCCCGGGTTGCCCCTGATAGTTAATCACAATGTTTTACTATATTAGCACAACGACTAAAAAAGTCAAGTGCATATTAATACTTATACTACCAAAAGGAAAAATAGGTTCTTATAAGAACATGCTAATATTAGTGTCAACTTATACTTGACACACTGTTGCGAAAATAGCATAACAGCCTTTACAAAAAAAACACTGAAATCACGTCAAGATAGGGCAGGAATTCTGTACTACTTTTATAAATACAGGTGAAGTAGAAAAGATGCAATGTTTTTTCTAAATCACACACAGACACTGGGAAGAGACCAGGGCAAGTTCACTTTGCCTTACCAAGCGAATGACGGTGGAAAAGACCACTGACACCCTGAAAAGACAGGGGGTATTGCTTTCCTTAAGCATCCATACATTAGGAGAAAAAAATGACACACTTTAATATAAGTGGTCTGATGTCTTGGATGAAACGCGGTATGACAGATAGTCACCGCAATCAACTTTTGACTTGGGCCAAAACAGAATACGGCAACGATTGGGAATATGCTTACCAATTTATGCTGAAGAACGAAGGACAAGCACCAACCCACGCACAACTCCACGGACCAAGAATACGTTTCTCAGGTTCAAAGGAGGTGGCTTAAATGCTATCATCGATACTTAAATCACTTAAAAAATTATTTTGGAATAAACGAGATTGGCAAGAAGATTATCTCGGTAAGTCTACTGATCACGCTGACTTGGAACGCAGGATCAGGCAATTGGATAGGGGCGAGGTCCAGGTCGGACCATTTGGACCTGTTCGCAAATATTATAACTGATACTAACACATACACACTAAGGAGAATATAAAATGTTATTATGGGAAAGAACAAAGAACTTGTTTGCACAAGCAGGCTTAGCCAGAGCGGCGGCTGAACTGTCAAGACAAGGTTATCATGATTCAGCAAAGACACTGATGATTGAAAGATCAAAACTATCTGCTCACAGACTTGAAGCAATTAAAAGACTTGAGAAAAAGAAAAAACGTATGTCAAACTACGAGCCAGGCGATCATTACATGCGTGGTAAGACTGTAGCGACTTGGAAGGGCAAGGCACATGCTTAAAAACTTTGTTGAAGTAGCAGTACCTTTAACAGTTATATTCGGAGTACTTGTAGGGTACTTCGCAATAGTAGCGGCGTTCTGGGGAGGAATGATATAATGTGGCCTTACACCGAAGACGAACAAGACTGGGTATCAGGAAGATAATTTAAAAACGTAGAGGAGACACCTACCAAGACGACTCCTCTACAACTTCTCATTGTTGAGTATTCTTTATATTACTTTCTATTGTAAATTGAATATAAAACCCACACCGCAACTAAACCAACTAATCCTTGTGCAGAAAAGCCTGCAACAATGTTTTGGATATTGCTGATTATGTTGATGTTTGGCCAGAACGGAATGTTCTGTCCGTTGAACAAGACTTCTAACACGATGCCTAACGAAAGCAAACTTATTCCTGCTTCTGTTAATGCTCCGGCCCAAGCCTTTACTTTATTTAAGATTTCCATTTTGGATCTCCTTTTCAGTTAAACTAACCAATCACGTTTGTCGGTCAGCAATTTATTTAGAGTCGTACAAACAAAAGAAAAACACTCTTAATTGCGATATGATCCGTAATTAACGATTCTTAATTAACTTTTTTAGTTAACTTGTTACATAAAAGCCAGATTATTACAATTTTATATAACGTACAATAAATACTATACACACAAACACACAGGAGAATAATCAATTATGAGTACAGTAGAAACCAAATACGGCGAAACGATTTTGAAACAGACGCAAGAGATTGCTGACATGTTCAAACAAGCAATGCCAAAAGTCAACACAAATAAAAACGGTTACGAGATTCGCACAGAAGTTTTGAAACTCGCAAGTGTATCAGTCTGGAAAGACTATTACGCAAAGTGGGATCAATACAGTACTTCAATCACAAGAGAAGGTGATGAAGTTGTTACGAAAGTAACATTGCCAGACGTGCCTGGCACCAAAGAAGTCCTGGAGGCGGCTGATAAATTTTATGCCTTCATTAATAACACAAAGTAAATAATGATACAAAACGATATGCAAAACAGGACATAGTCCATACAAATAACATTAAAAGCCTTACATTGCCATAAACAGTGTAAGGCTTTTTTATTGGCCATAAGTATATGCATGTTCGAAGTTATAGATAATTTTCTACCACAGAAGTATCAAGACGAGATTGAAGCAGTTATGTTACGCAACGATTTCCCTTGGTTCTATCAACCAAATATCACAACAGGTAAACCTAAGATTCAGGACGAACGTTTCCAATACAGTCATGGGTTTACTCATCAGTTCTATCATCAGGAGTATGGACCACAAAGCAATTACTTTGGTATGGTGCAGAACTTTATACAGTTTGTAAATGTAAACTATGACACACAAGGTTACTATAGACTCAAAGCAAACCTAACAGTTCCTGTTAATGGTTGGACAAAGGATACTGTACAAGAACCGCATATTGATATGCCCATACCACACTTGGTATGCTTGTATTATGTAAACGACAGTGATGGAGATACATTCTTCTTTGACCAAACATTTGACGAGAAAGCAGAGCCAGATGAGTTTACAGTTTACAAACGTGTTGCTCCTAAGAAAGGCACTGCGGTTGTGTTTGATGGATTACGCTATCATGGAAGTAACAATCCTATAGAAAATCAATCACGCATAATTCTAAATGCAGGAATGATCATATGATAGAAGTAATAGATAATTTTATTCCACAACACTATCAAGATAACATTGAAGAAGTGTTGAGTGCTGTAAACTTTCCGTGGCACTATAGACCGAGCATCAACAACGGTAAGCCTAAGATACATGATGAACGTTTTAAATACGCACATGGATTTGTACACAACTTTTTCAATGACGAAGAAGGACCAACAAGCACATTTTATTCTACAGTCAGTACACTAAGATACTTTGCTGAGAAGCATGGCTTTGATAACAACGGCTACCACAGACTGAAAGCAAACTTAAATGTACAAATACCTGGTTGGCAAGATGGACAGTGCCAAGAACCTCATACTGATATGCCCAGTGATCATATGGTACTCATCTATTATGTTAATGATACTGACGGCGACACTTTTATATTCGATCGTAAGTTTGATCCTATGGATCCCAATCCTGGTCAGTTCGATCTTAAACAAAGAGTAGCACCTAAGAAAGGCAGAGCCTTGCTATTCGATGGCAACTACTATCACGCAGGAAGTTATCCTATCCAAAATAGACATAGGATAATGCTCAACGCAAACCTTATTACTGCGTAGCCATTATCTACGCACATAAATACTGCACATGATAGACCTCGAACCATTTAAAAAACTGATTAACGATCTTGAAGCCTCAGGCAAGTATAGAGTGTTTAACGACATACTGCGTGAGCGTGGTGAATTTCCTAATGCCATTTGGTATGGGAAGTATGCTATTAAAAATATTGTTAACTGGTGTTCAAATGATTATCTTGGAATGGGACAGAACAAAGTTGTTATTGATGCCATGCATACCGCTCTTGATCAAACCGGAGCAGGTTCGGGTGGGACTCGTAACATCGCTGGGACCTCTCACTATCATGTAGCACTTGAACATGAGTTGGCCAAATTGCATAGCAAAGAGTCAGCGTTAATGTTCACGTCAGCCTATGTAGCAAATGAATGGACTCTTGTTTCACTTAAACGTATCATTCCCGACATTGTGTTTCTATCTGATAGTAAGAATCATGCAAGCCTTATACAAGGGATTCGACACAGTGGTGCAGAAAAACACATCTTTCCGCACAATGATCTTGAAGCATTAGAACAACTACTGCGAGACGTCAAAGGCACACCTTGCATTGTCTTCGAGTCTGTGTATAGCATGGATGGATACGTCAGTAAACTTCCAGAAATTTGTGCGTTGGCTGAGAAATATAATGCTGTTACCTATCTTGACGAAGTTCATGCTGTAGGCCTGTACGGTGAAACCGGAGCCGGCTACGCAGATCAGGTTGGTTGTCTAAACAAGATAGATATACTTAACGGCACACTCGGTAAAGCCTTTGGCGTTCAAGGCGGATACATTACAGGGAATAGTACTGTCATAGACGCTATCCGTTCTATCGCCTCAGGCTTTATCTTTACAACTTCAACAAGTCCTATTGTTTGTGCAGGAGCATTAGCAAGTGTCAAATATGTACAGGACCATAATGAATTAAGAATTCAACATCAGGGTCAAGCAAACAAATTGAAACAGATGTTAAAGGATGTAGATATTCCTATTTTAGAAAATGAAACACACATTGTACCAGTGATGGTAGGAGAAGCAAAACTCTGTAAGAAGATGAGCGACATGTTGTTAGATGACTATAACATTTACTGTCAGCCTATCAACTATCCAACAGTTGAAGTAGGAACAGAACGTTTACGTTTTGCACCTACACCTTTACACACCGATGCAATGTTACATGATTTAGTAGAAGCACTTAGAAAGGTCTTTAAACGATGCCTGGTACAGACGTAATACTTGCTGACAAGTTCCCTATTGTAGCATACCAAGAGCCTTACAAACTCGTTGAGGAAAAAGTAGTTTTTACAAACAGAGAAGATGTGCAACAACAACTTCCAGATATTTGCAGTCGTGCTTTAGCCAGAGCATGGATTGACACAGAATTCTATGAGCAGTTAGAACAAGACGTTTTAGGTACTTTTAGATCTCAGGGAGTAATACTTCCTGACAACATGACTATACAGTTTGATCACTCAGGGAAGAACAGACCAAAACTTATAGTCTATGAACAATCAGAACATAATAGTAAGTTCAAGGTTAGAGTGTGTGCGTTGACTCTTACTATGATGGCACAAAGGTAGTATAATATGTTTAAGAACTTTAATATTAAGAAAGCGTTTTGGTTCACGCTCGGTTGTATCTTATTAGGGGTAGCGTTTGTAGGAGTCTACTTACCTGGCTTACCTTGGAGTACACCAGCAGTTGGTGCGGCTTATTGTTTCGCGAAGTCAAGCGATAGAATGCACAACTGGATTATGAATCACAAATTGTTTGGCCCGTTTCTACGTGGCTGGAGCGAGAAAAGAGTATTCCCAACAAAGGGAAAGTATTTGATGATTGTTACAATGGCATCAAGTTTAATTATTATGTGGTTTACTACAGGTAATATAAAAGCAATAGCATGGACAGGTGGCTTTATGGTACTTGTTGCTATTTGGGCATGGAGATATCCAGGTTCACATGAAGAACATCAAGCAAGAAAAGATGCAGGCAAAAGAATTGCTTGGTTAAAATAGAAAGGTGTTATGACAAAGATGAGAACGTTCACGTTTTATGACGGGGACAAAGTGGAAACTAAAGAAGCAATAAGTTTTAAAAAAGCAGTTAAGTCTTACCAAGGAGGTACAGAAAGCAAGAGTGTGAAAGTAGAATGGGAAGCCAAGAAGGGTGGAATATACGAAGTCATACAAGCATTACCGATTGGTAGAAAGATAAGACAAGCGGCAATAACAGAAGCAAAAAGAAAAGCCGCCAAAGCAAAGATGAGTAGATAATGGAACGAGGAGAGTTTGAAGGAATGGACGGACTACAGGTGCTATGGCATCTGTTAACAACTGAGCCTTTCTTCTGGTTTATATTATCAATAGGATTTGTTGCAATAGGAGTCAGCATATGGATAGACAGATGGGACGATCAGGAGAACATTGTACACTATGACGATTCACACCACAGCAATCGATAACATAATCGTATTTGATAATTTCTTTGACACGGAAGTGTTTGAAGATATACTATCAAAGAGTGAATATGTTCCTTGGAAGTATTGTGAAGTTGTAAGCGAAAGCGAGGGAAACCCTGTTGAAAGGTTTATGACTTGGAATATTTACGAAGAGGGACATGTTCATTTCGATCCTATGCAACTCATGGACATAGTCGATGAGCAATGCAGAAAACAAATACAAAAGAAAAAGCCTGAAGCAGTTATACATGACATGAAACGTCTACGCTTCAATGGCACAATGCAAGGCAAAGGCTACACCATGTGGCCACATGCCGACATACACGATCAACAAGAAACTGTATGGACTATTGTTGTTTACCTTAAAGGAGATGGAGGTACAACATTCTACAAAGAAAAGAACGGTGACTTATTAACAACCGTTGACTTCAAACCTAACAGAGCAGTAATGTTTCCAAGCATGTATTGGCACAGAGCCGAATCGCCCCGTAAGAACTATTTTCGTACCAGTTTGGGAATAGTATATATGATAGACTAATAGTCTATTAGAACACGTTTAGTTACGCCTGGCATTTCGCCTTCACGTGGCATAATCTGTTTGTCTTTTGTTTGCTTCTCTTGTGGATCAACCCAAGGACCAAAGTTACTTCCGCTTAGGAAGAAACAAATGTTCTCTGCTTCACCAAAAGATACAATGTAACTCCACGTACCTGTTGTAACGTTAACTGTGATTGTACCTTTGCCTGACAACACTTGACCTTGTGGAGTTCTAAACATAACGTCCATAGAAGCAAATGGTGTTTCGGCATACTTGGCTACAATGTCTGGCATCAACAATTCTGCTGGGCCACAGTCAACCATGATAGGAAGTCTACTAATCATTTGTTCAGGAATCATAGGACCTTCTAAACCTTTAGGTGGTGTCACCTCAGGTTCAATGGTACTGCTGTCATCTCTCTCAATAGCAAACGATAATGAACTAAACATAGTTGCACTTGCTGTCATTCCTAAGAACAACAACAATGTCATAAGGATTTGTTTTGACTTGTTTAACATACTAATATTTACCTTAATTACAGGTAACTTTCAACCTGTTCCGAACTAACTTTCTTAATACAGTCCATCCAACCCGCTTTTCCTTCCTTAGTAAAGAACATATGAGGATCAGGTGTGCTAATTTGCAACCAACTGCCGTAGTGTATTTCCATTGCAAGTTGTCTTGGGTGCCATGTACTTACACCAGACATCATTTTATAATCCTTTGGACAGTTACCCATTAGCAACTTCTCTATCATTAGTTTGTCGCTACTAACTGCAAGGTTGTGTGCTACTTGATGTGTGTTTGTGCTTTGCCACTCATTAGAGTGTAACAACACAAGGCTTTCTTGTCCTACTGGACCACCTGTGTATAGTTTTTGTTGATTGTCTATTAATGAATGTTCGTGTTGAAACTTTGTTAAACGACATGCATCTGCTATAGTTAACTTAGACGGCTTGTTAAGAACAAGTCCAAATATGGTTTCGTCCTTTTCCTCGTATATGAATACAACACTTTGTCTGAACATTTTATCACTGTCGAGTGCCGGTGTTGCTACGAGAATCTTACCGCGGTATAGTTGATGTGTCATATGTTAGGACCAATCAGGAAGTGGCCCACCATACTTCTTTCCCTTGATCTTCTTGCCGCCCACAGTCTTACGTGTGTCGCCAACCTTGTGACTTTTCTTACCCTCACGTCTTCTGTAACCTTGGCTCTTGCAAGAAGATAAAGCAGACGCACCAAGTGATGAATTAGAGCGTGAACTCTTACATAACTTGGCACTTGCTTTTGCTTCTTCTAAAGCATCAATGGAAATATCTTTTAATAACATACTATCTATATTTATCCGCCGTTGACTCATACTCGTCTTCATTCGACGACTCAAGTATTCTAAATGTTAACGCCTTTCGTGGTCCTCTTGTTGTGTTAATAGATACATCTCCGCTTTTGGGAAAGTATTCTATCTTGGTAATCTTTGCGATGTCGTCATGTTTGCCGACTGCAATCTCTTGTCCTACTGCTAAATTTAATTGTAATTGTCTGAGGTTTGCCATTGGATATCTCCTTTGTGACACATTCTGTGATGCTGAGTAGCATACAAATATTTATGTAAGGCCCCGCTGTACAATGTACAAACTTATCGATTATGCAGGATTAGGAATAAACTCTGGGTTGTGAATATAGCATACCGTCTTTTTAGGCACGTATGTTACGAGTAACACCTTATCTTTGTCCGGGTGATTGTGTACATGACCTTTAAAAGCACTCTCATGTGGCTTGACCTGTATAGGATACTTGCCTGCCCACCCGTCAATGCCCTGTGATTCTTCCTTGGCTGTACTAAATCTATATGGTAGGTTGTAGTAGTCTGCAACAACTCTTACTGCTACTTCTTCTCCACCCATACCCATGTGAGTCTTATTGTACACCACTTCCTTTACATAGTCTATACACATGTCTTTGGTAATACCACCTACTTGCATTTTGCATACCATGTCATAGATCTTCACTCCGGCCGTCACTAACCCTTCACTGCCATGCTCACTATTATAATAGTCTGTCCACTCCGTCAGTGTTCCCTTAATACCTTCACTACGCATTTTTAACCATGTGTCTTTACAATGTCCTACGAATTGTGATCTGAAGGCCTGTGAATTTTGACCTGCAATGTTTAGAATTTGTGTAGAGTATTTTGGCCACTCTCGTCTTGTTGGAGTGATGATGTTCTTGTAATGTCGTCCAGTCAACTTAATCATGACTGTGGCTCCTGTCATTGTTTCCATTGTTCTTATAATAACACAGGAAACCAAAAAAGTCAACCATCTTTTTACAAAGGCCCCGCTGTAGCATATCATAAATATTTACATGAGATATCAACTATGCAAAGACGATATTGGCAACTTCCTAATTGTAGATTCCTACACAGATTTAATCATCTCCAAGGTCAAGAATGAACGAACGGCTATTTTGGTGACGCAAAAAATCAATAAAAACGATAACAAAGAAAGAAATTCTGCCAATTTCCATTGACAAATACATTTAATGATACTATATTAGTATTATGAATGGCAAGGAAAGACCAAACATATTCGTGGCAAGTCTCTTAGAGAGCGGAGTCAGAGGGTGTGCATATTATGGACTATTTAGATATAGTGATGATATGATGATACAGGTCATTGTTATTCTATTAGGCATTGCAGAAATAATAAAATTATATAAGGACTCACTATGTTCAAATCACTAAGGCATCTTTCACTATGGCTTTCACTAATAGTTCTCACTACAGGTTGCTCTGTCACTAAGAACAATGAATGGCTGATGGGGTCAATACAGGCAGATTCACTACAGGAACCATGCATCAAATGTAATGAGGATTGGATCTTTATTCAGAATGAACCTTTCGGGGCTCAATATCATTTCAAGCGAGAAGGTTATGTTCCTGGAACAGCCGGCACAGACTCGAGTTGGTCTAATACCGTCCGCTATTAATCTTTCAAAAAATTTTACCAAAATAATCATATTAGGGGTTGACTTTTGATTAGTCTGGCCATATACTGTATAGATAATAAGGCAAACAGAGAGGCAAAAAAATATGACGGGCTATGTAATATATCGAACAGATACAACTGAGATCGTAAGTGAGAAAGATTATTCTTACACAGGTCAAATCCATAAAACAGAAGGTCATGCTAAGGCATCCTTAACACGAATCAAAAAGAAATTCGCAGAAGGTTTGAAAAGCAAAAGACCTTATGGCACATTCAAGTTTGAAGGCTTAGGCATTCATGAGAATGGTAAGACAGGTAGACAAGCCGAAGGTGAGTTGACTGGCGAAATGGTTA